GCCAGGTCAAGCGTTGCCATTTTGCCGTCAATTTCCTCGCGCTCTTTCACAAGTTTCTTTGTCGCAGCCATCTGCCTTTGAAGTTCTTGAAACGCTCCACGCTGTCGAGAGAGTTTCATGGCAAAGCCCAAGTCAGCAATTGCTTTCGATATCGCTTCGTGCCGCTCGCCCATAGCGCCGTACTCCCCGAAGCTGGGGCGGAGTGTGGATGTGACTGAAGGCTCCATTACAGTTCCTCGGTAGTAATCCGTCGGAGTGTGGGAGAAACCTTCAAGCTGAAGTTCGTTCTCCGGGAAGTTAGGATTCATGGGTTCCCTTCTTGCGAAAAGAGATTCTTGTTGTACATAACTTTACCCTTCACTACTGTGGGTCTAACCGCCGAGCTGACGAATTTGATTCTGTATGGCCTGGCGCCCACTCTCGGTGGTTTGACTCGCTAAGGCTTTCTTAAGCCCTTCCATCCTGTTCGTTTGAACTGCGGGGGATTGTGGCTGGGATGGCTGCTTTGCGGATGGCACCTTCGCCCCTCCTGCAACAGATCCCCAGGCTACAATTACCGGTTTACCGCCCTTGATGGCCCACCCGAACTTCTTTCCTTTATACCCGACTGCCTTGTTATTCTCGAAAGTTGAGCTTTCTTTTTGTGCAGCTTTCTTTAGCTCTGATTCTTGTTTTGTATCGTTGTCAGAATCCCACTCACCCCCTTGTTTCACTTTACGGCAAATACCGAAGACAACTTTCTCTCCAGGGGGGCAAGGTGTTCCTGGTGTGCGTTTTGTATCGGGCAGGGATTGCGATTGGTCAGAAAAGTTCCAATCCATCACCCAGTAATCCACCCCCTCCTTTAAGTTGTCTATAAAGGGAAAATTAAAATTTTGGAAGTCCATAGTATATGTAGTGACTAACGAAGTCTGAAGAAAGACAACAGCGGTATTCGAAACATTCGGGGTAATGGATTACTCTATTCAACTTTACCCCTTGTCTGTAAAGACAAGAGGCTCTACCACCACGAGCTTTTCTTATTGGATCTTTAAAGACATCAGGTCGTAAAAAACCAGTTCTGTTTTCGACATGTTTCTTTCCGGATCTAGTTGCCATTTCTCTCTGCCAGGTTCTATCGAACATTCCTATTTTCTTTCCCGTCTAACTTCTACACTCTTCTTAGCCCCTCCGGCTTTTGATATAGTTTTTCTCCTTCTTTCGACCCACTTTGGGTCCGCTTCAGATAATTCTTTAAAGGACTGTTTTATTTGCTCACTCCTCTCTTTTCTTAGCTCAGGGTGGGATTCAAATTTGGCTTTTAGGGTTTTTCCTATCTTTTGACGGTCTATCCGATCTCGTCCAAGTTTTACGAGCTCCTCTATGACTTCTTCCTTACCGTAGTACCCGGACAAACCCCTGTAAGCAATTTCATCCTCCTTCTTTCTGTGTAGGCACCAATTAGCGTAATGCCACATTACATGGTTGGCGGTATTTTTGTCGCATTGGGTCACCTCAACAGAAATTACATTCTCCTCTGTGTATTCCCCTCCCATGTGTCCAGGGAGAATTCTATGTTTGTGCTTCATTGTTTATTTATTTTAGTTTAACTTACCATTTTTCCAAATTGGCCCAATAACTACCAGAAGACTTACCTTTCGCAATATTAGCAGCATGCCTCGCTTTAAATGACTGCCGTCTAGCCTTGTACGACTCTGACTCTCCCTCCTTTTTCGGCGACCCTTTCACGCCTTGTTGACCAAATCGAATCAGCTTGCCCCCTTTCGGTGCGCCAGGGTAGCACGACTTTACAATGTGAGATTTTGTTGGGTGACTCGGTGTGGCGCGGGGGTCGTTACAGTCGAGAGAGCTTTTATCTACCTGTTCTGCATATTTTTCCAGTGCAGCCTCTCGAAAAGAAGCGTAGGATGAATTGTCAAAGGATCCCCACATTGTCTCAATCTTCGTATTGCAACGCGTCGGCAACCGAAGTCATGCTGTTCTCAGCCTCAGCCAACTTTGCCGCCATCCACGGACTCAGATTCGTGTAAGGCCCAACCAGTTCCAGTATAGTTTCAATATTGTCCCTCATAGATCGCAACTGAGAAATGGCCATGCTGCCGTTCGGTTCGACTTCCCTGTCGTCTTCGGCAGCGTCTTCGTATTCAGAGTCGGAGTCGTAGTCATCCTCGTCGTCCTCACCCATAAAGAAGGTGTCAGGGTCCCTCCCTGGCTCTTTCTCAAATGCTGGAGCAACTCCCATGAAGTTGCTGGGGTTTTCAACCCCGTACTTGTAAGCTCTGTAAGCTTCCGGTGAGAAGGATCCCCAGTGACTCATTTCTGTAAGTGGTTAACTACCTAACTTTACCCCTAGCTATTAGCGTTCTCCCTATGCCTGTAAAACTGCATAGAAAGCTCTTCCACCTTGTCGACAAGACGGTTGTGGTCTGTCTTCAGTGTGTACTTCTCAGGAAGTTCCGCTCTCATGTCATTAAGAGCTTTCTCAACATTCTTAATGTGGGAGAGAACATTCTCGTTCTGAACAGTATTAGCTGCAATCAGAGCGTTAATTCTTTTGTCGTTTTCCTCAATAAGACGTTCTATCTTTTGGTCTGCGTTGTTTCTCAGGTACTGAACTCTTTTCTCGTTCTTACCTTGAATCACAAAGGTGCCACCGACACCCGCAAGACCAGCTGTGAAAATCCAGCCGCAGATTATGAGTGGTATTTCAAAAAGTCCCATGTTTACTCCGGTAACCTTGACTTGCCAACTTCGACCGCTGCTCTAGCTGCTTTCCTTGGACTCTTTCTTGCATTCGGCGCCACTTCGCGGAAGTCCGGGGAAGGCAATCCTGACTCCCCTTGCCCCATTCGATCTTTCACCGTTTGAGGTAGACCCGACTCCCAGCCGTACTTCTTAGCAATGCGAATAATCTCTGACATAATTTTGCGAGGGTTCGCTGCCCTGCCCACGGAAGACCACGCTGCTGACACATCTTGAGCGCTTGCGACGGGAAAGGACATACCGGGCCCAGCAAACTCTCCCCGCTCCTCTCCGGACTGCAACTTCTGCCTTTTACTCGCGGACCACTCTCGAAAGTCTGCGTCGCTTTTCGCTGCTGCTTTGCAAGAGTCACATTTGCATTTGCCCACTCCTTTGCAAGTAGCTTGTGAGAAGGGCTGAGGCATAGACATTAGCTCAGTGTCATCGGCAAAGTTATACTCTTTTCTCTTTATTTCTCGAAATGCCTTCATTCTCGCCCGCTTGCGACCGAAAATCTCTTTCATAGCAGCTTTCCCATCCGCGTGAGCGTCTCGGTCACGATTGACCAGATTCTCTTTCTTTTGGCGGCTAGCCTTATTGGCTTCTAAGAGGGCTTCGTTGTGAAAAGACATATTACCATCTTTGTCAGTTCGCCACTTTTTTCCTGTGCGATTCATTTCCTCAAGTTTGTCTGTGGAAATAGCTGTAGCCGCATTTATGGAACCGCCAACTCCCGGCAGGGTTACAGACGAAAAGTCTAAGTTAGCACCGTACATAGGGGTCTTACGTTGATACTTAACTTTACCCTCTTTTTCGCTCAGAAACGGACTCCAGGGTTTACTTCCCCACGGAAACGTTAGACCTTACTTTCTCCGTCCAGGCCATCATCTTCTTTAGTCTTGCGCTTGCGGCCCCCTCGCACAGTTGAAATTATTTCTGAAACATTTTGCCCTGAAGAAGGGACCAAAAGTGCTAAAATTGTAGTGAGTGCTAGCTTACCGGTCTCGTTAAATGTGTTGGTCGCATTGTTACAGATGAGGGTTACTTTTGTGGAGTCTTTGTCACGTTCTGCATAGGATTGGCAGGACCACGTTTGATACCCTACAATTAGAAACTGAACCAGGAATATCCCTGCTAATGCCCGAATAAGAAGAGCTCTCTCGTTGAACTGAGTCATGCTTATTTCGCCAGTAAACAGTTTTACCCGTTCAAGGACAGTAAAACCGAGAGAAGAGAAAGGTCTCCGAGAAGCTTAGCTGAGGTTGCTTGGTCGGCCTGCTCAGAAAATGAAGCCTCAGAGCTTCTGAATAGCCTCTGTAGCTTCAAAAGGTCGGAGTTGTACTTTCGTGATATGGCGCCCGAAATTTGGGCCACTTTGGGAAGTTTTGACCCTGCAAAAGCTGCACCAATTCCGGTGAACTTTCCTGCAAGTAGGGGCAAAGCTTGTTGGACTATCTCGCGACTTTCCTGGTGGGTTAGGAAACTTTCCACACCTGTGTGGGCACTTTTCCCCAGGAACGCGGCAGAAGCTTCTGTGAGTAGGTCTCTTATAAAGTCCTCACTCGACCTTAAATGTCGAGAGTGAAGTCCCGTGGCAACCACCGCTTGAACAATAGTTTCCGACAGCTTTTCTGTGGTTTCCAGTGGTATGCCGTAGCGAGTTTCCAGGTACTTTGATACCAGGGGACCAATAACTTTCCCAACTTTCCAGGAAGTTACGTTGGCCCCAACATGCTCCCCAAGGTGCAGCAACTTTTCACTGTTACGTGTGAGACTGTCGCTCACTGATGATGGCAACTTTTTCTCGCATTTAAACCCCTTGCTTATGCAAGTTGCCGAGCAAGACTTTCCTGCTGTGCACTTTTTCATAGGATTGCCCACTGAATGTTCTCGTTAGTCAAGATCAGAGTCAAGATCAGAGTCAAGATCAGAGTCAAGATCATCTTCGAAGAGTTCGTCTTCGCTTTCGCTCAAGAGTTCGTCCACTATGCGGTCAATATCTTCGTCAGATAGCTCTTCGTCGTAGTCGTCTTCCAGTTCTTCCAGTTCGTCTGACTCATCCAGCTCGGATTCTTCGCTCAAGAGCTCGTCGATTAACCGTTCTACTTCGTCGTCGGTAAGCTCCGGCTCCTCCTCTTCACCCGTGTCGAAATAGGCGTCATCGTCGTAGTCGTCCTCTTCGAGTGAGCCCTCAGAAAGATCGTCGCCCTCTGCAAGAAGCTGGTCAATAAGTTCTTCAAGCTCTTCGTCGGAGAGCTCTTTCTCGGGTTCTTCAATTCCTGGAACAAGAACTTGATTGGCCTGAAAGTCTTTGTTTGACCCGTCGTTCGCCTTCCACAGGCCAGTGTGCTGAATCCACGGCGAAGTGTTTAGAACTAGGTTAGTGGGAAGGCCCGTGTATTTATCTGTCTCTTGGTCCTCTGGCTCAAGGATCTGTGTTGCGTAGGCGGCTCTGAACGCTTCAATTGAGTCAGAGTCGAAGTCACCGTTGATTCTGTTGGACATTGTATGGTTTATGGACTGCTAAACTTTACCCTCCGCTTACCTCAGATCGATTCGTACTTGCCTGAAACATCCTGCAGCAATTTCCCGTTACCTTGGAGGTTCTCTCGGTATTTTTTGATCTCGGACTGGACATCGGCGCGGAACTTTCCTTCCTCGATAAGCTTTCTCTTGCGTTCTTCTTGGGTCTCTTCAGACTTTTCAATAAGTCGTCCATCTGCGGTAACTTCAAGGTCGCTTTGTAACTTCGCCGGGGCAACAGGATTCGGATTCACCTCAAGAGTTAAACGATCAAGCAACTTATCGAAGTGGTCTCGAAGTGAGCGGCGACAGATAGCGTTGGCGGATATGTCCATCGGACCGCAAGGTACGCGGTACAGCTTCTCAATTTTGTCTTTGGTCTTTAGCACAGTTAGGCTCCATTGCGGGGCCTTTCTACCCATTCTTTGTCGTAGTCGGCGTAATGCCGGCCTTTTTGCTTTTCCTTGAGTGGCTTTGCCGATGCTTTGTTCGACTCTCTCATACCAAGAATCAAGGTGTCTCGCATTGCTCGGAGTTGCTCGCGAGGGATTGTGCACAGGTTGCTGTCGCGATACGAACGAAACTTGTGTGCAACATCTGAGGGGTCGTCACACTGCAAGAAGACGGACCATACCCCGTAGGATTGAGGGTGGCTGAGGGAGCCAGGTGGCAGGCTTTGTTCTAAGGCCAAGCGGTCGGGGCGAGGGAAGCGAGTGTCTCTCCTCATGGTTTTGCCTCAAGGCTGGGCTTTGGCGGGGCACAAATCACGGTGCTATTGTTTTGCTGGTTATGGTGAATTTTACCCCACCCTGCCCCGAAAAAGAGGGGCCTTTCGGCCCCTTGTCTCAGTCGTGTTACCTAGCTAAGGTACGAATTACTAAGCCTCGTAAGCCTCCAAGATTTCCGCTATAATCCCATTTCTTACAATATCTTCCCTTTCAAACTTAACTCTCCCCACACCCCGAATGGAAGAAAGTCGGTGGTAGCAGTCTAAGAGTCCATTTTCAGGTTTAAACACATCGAGGTCAATTTGTCTAGTGTCCCCTGTAATGACAACTTTTGAATCTTTTCCAACCCTACTAATGACGGTTTTGACGTTTTCGGGCATAGAGTTCTGAGCCTCATCAAAAAGAATCAGACACTCATTTAGCGATCTTCCCCGTAAGTCCTCTAGAAGAGTGGGCTCTACAATTTTCTTATCAACCAAGTAGTCAGCAGCCCCCCTGCTCTTAGTCATTACAACCAAATTGTCGTATACTGGCCCAACAAGAGGTTTCATCTTTTCCTCAAGCGTTCCAGGCAAGGCACCCCTACTTCTTTGATGAGAGCATCCTACATCACTTCGAATGTAGTAAACTTTCTGTATATTACCTTTTGAAATCTCAGTCAAACCCCACCACAGGGCCACAAGAGTTTTCCCAACTCCGGACGGTCCAATAGCTATGGTAACTGTATTTTTATTCAAAGAAGTCCAAAGATCTTCTTGGCGGTCAGACTTTGAGTAGAAAGGTATGACATCCATACCCCGGCCATAGGAACGTTCGACCGTTTGAGCTGTTTCAGCGCGACGTGACTTGCGCTTGTCTCGACTTTTCAACATGGTATAAGAGGATTTGACAACAGTGGATAGCGTGTATTCTTCGTTGATAACCAGGACTACATAATCCTTCTCCCTCTTCGAAACGTTTGGTAGAGTTTATTGTGAAAGGGAAACCCTACGAGTGACTTTACCCGCTGGCCCCCCCTTTTTTTTTGACTGAAGTGTGGCGTTCAACTCACTCGTGAATCCTTTCTACGAATAGATCGAAACCATCAGCCCCGCCACACCACCGAGAGTAGGAGTCTTCTGGGATCACATACTGGGGTCTTTTCTTAGCTTGGTCAAGGTACTTGTCCGAGGAAGGACTTGTGATGAGACAACGAGTCCCGTGCAACTCCTGCATTATTGCAGTGTTTTTATCAGTTGGTGAAATAGCCATTTTAACTGTTGAGAAACAACAGCAACTTTTTGTGCGGTTGCGAATCGCAATTTGCCCTTAAACAACGGTGGGTAATAGCTGACTGTAACTAACTAAGACTGCACACATGGTGTCGGATAATGAAATCTGTAAATTATCACAGCCGTCTAACGCACTGAGAGTGTCTGAACTAGAGAATTTCACTTTTCCTGAATCCCTCATTTGAATGATGGCGTTTACTTTACTTTTTTGTCTGCTACCTACGCGAACCTCTAACCCTAAACTCTGTAGGTATACGGCCCAAGTTGCACTTACCAGGCCGGATTCAAGTACAATTTCTTCCGCTCCGTATGCCTTAACTGCTAGGCTCAGGATCACCCCGACGGTTGTCAAATCCCAATTGCCTTCGTAAGTGTCAAGAACATACATATAGTCCCGTTGTTTTGTGACCCCTGCGATGCAAATACCTACTTTATCAATGCTGTCGGAACAGCAAGTAGGGTCAACGGAAATGATTACTTTATCTAATAGGGGAGCTTCTGATACTGGTGGATACCCTTTATAGAGCCAAGAGAACTTTTCATCGCCTAAGATTCTTCTAAGGTCTTTCAGATTCTCGGGGGACAGGTATTGGTTGGCTCTTCCTAAGGATCCCCCAACGGGCCCACCGGGAATGTCCGCTTCTACCTCTTCTTTACTCTCAATGATTGCCGACAAATTAATGTGAACGGCTCCTTTCGGGTTTGAGACTGGGTCAAAGACTCCGTACTTTTCCAGAAAGTAGCTGAAAATGTCTCCCTCGCCTAATCGAGACCCGAGAACGACTGTGGCACCACTCTTGCCTACGCAATGGTCTCCTATCTCGCGTATCTGTTTCTTGGTGACACTTCCGTCCGACACGCCGTTGTGGCAGTCATCGATTAGCCATACGCCTGGCGTTCCGTATGAGCTACCGTAATAGTCCCCGCGCACAGACCCCCCAAAGGAGACTGGTGAAACCCTAATCGGCATAAACCAGGAGCCCTCTAAGGAGTACTTTCGGAACGAGGGGGACTGAACCAAATGCTTAGTCGTGTGAACTACCGACGCGGCATGATTCTGTGTGTACGAGGTTACAAAGTGGCTAGCCATAGGGTCTTTGCTAAGGAGCCAGGACAGCAAGTGAACCCCTAGAGTGGTTTTCCCTGTGCGGGGAGGCATCGACACGAGGAGAATTTGGTATTTACCCTCGGCAATATCCTCAAATGCGGAACCCACCACTTCGTACGCCTTTGCGTCGAGCGGCGCACTTTCGAGTGAGAAGCCTCCTGCTTCGGATACAAGATCGCAGAAAGCAAGAAAGCTACTTTTCGCACTTTCCTTGGCGAACGCTTCTTGAGGTGACCCTTCAAGTTTCAGCTCAAGGAGTTTTCTTTGGTAGCTCCTCCAGCTTGAGTGCTCCGCTAATTGGGAAGCGTGCGTTATTTTTTGGTGTTTAAGTGACATCCTGTGGTTGTGTTTGTGTTGTCTTGTATAGAGTTAATTAAAAAGGTCGTAGCCGGACCCACTTCGAAGACCTCGTCTGCGGCCACCTCGGAAAATGCCCCTATCAGGCACCTCGGCAGACTGAGGATCAGGGTCGTTGAAGCCCATACTGCGGGGAGCTCTTCGGCCCCCGACCGACACATTTCGCTCTTCGAAAAGCCCACCGTAAGAGTGACCATCCCGAAACATTGGTCTGCGCAGGTCACCAGCCCACTTTCGACTCTGAATAATTGAGTCTTGTATACCCCGGTCAACGGAGTCAATTTTGAGCGAGTAGTAAGTCAGCGCCCATACCATGGCGTCAGTACTATCGTCGTGGCGAACATACGGGAAAGAAGTTAGTTCCTTTACGAACGCGTCAGTCCACAGGCCCCGCACCAGTATAACTCGGTGGTTTTCGAGTAAAGGGCAGACTGCCTGAAGACGTGTCGTCTTTGACTTCAGCGGCCTCATTTCCTCGACAGGTATCTTAGCCTCTCGCTTCAGCATTTGAATGAGAGAGTGCCCCGATGCGGCTTTCTCAATGCATAGAACTTTTGCGCTGTACAAAGCGTAATGCTGCTTTACCGATTCAATTAAGTCGGGAAAACCCCACTTTCCTTTAACAATCTCACGAATGTATACAACGTCGGGGTTACGTGTGTTTATACCAGCGACGCATATTGCGCTCTCATCTGCTTTCTCTCGCTCGGAGAAAGCGCAGTCAACTCCAAACCAAACAACGTCCAAGGGTGGGCAGTCTTTTTCCTCAATCACCTCCACCCAGCTATTCTTCACAATCTGCCCCTCAGCCGATACAGGAACCCCTTGGTACAGTGCTGCGAACTTAAAGCTACCCATTATCTTTTTCTGGGACTCAAGCATCGGAACAGAGAAAGCGGGGTTGTCGGGCCAGTGGCTCTCTCCCATCTCTCTCCCCAAGGGGTCATTATCGGGGTCCTCACAGAGCCCTGCTATGTTTATCCACCTCCACCCGAAAGGATTATCTTCAGGGTCATATAAACCATCGCCGTCCATTAAGACCCCGTGAAGGTCCTTTTCATGAAAACGTGTTGCTATAATGACTTGGGCGTAGTGATTTGTCCTTCGTGTGGACATTTGCTCTGCCCACCAACTTTCTAAGTTGTCTAGTGCTGCTTTAGAGTCAGAAGATTTCAAAGGGTCGTCAATTAGTGCCGCACCAATACCCGTGGATTCCATGTCTATGGTTCCAGACGTGAAACCAGTGAGAATACCTCCAACGGACGTCGCAAGTACATAACCACCCCCAACTAAGTCATATTTCGAGTCGCGGTTAAACCCTGAAAATTCAGGAAAGACCTTCCTATATGAAGCTGTCTTCATCATAACAACCGCTTCTCTGTGAAACTTCTGAGATAGGGAAGCCCCGTAAGAAGCCAAGATGTGCTGAGTTCTTTCGTCTTTTCCGAGCAACCACGCTAAAAACATAGTGGAAAGCATAGACTTCCCTGAACGTGGTGGGCACGATATAATAAGCCGATTGTATCGACGTTCGAAAAGATCCTCAAAGGCACTTGCAATAATCTCGTGAAAGGGGGAAACGTTTAAGTCCCCATTTTTCATAATGTCACAAAAGGCCAGGAAACAATCTCGGGCAGCCTTAAACCTGAACTCCTGAATTACAGATCGAGGTGCCTCGAGAAGTTCAAGCTCTCGAATACCTTTCGTATATTTTCTCCACCGGGATTTTTCCTCTAGCTGAGAAGCGTGCGTTATAGACGGGGGGCGAAAATTCATATTACACTGTTACACGTTTTACGGGTCTCTCACTCAATACTTTTCAGCAATTTCGTAAGTGTCCCGTTATACTCTTTCGCCAGGATCTGCTCCTGTTTGCTCTCCGAATCGGTCAAACTCACAATATCCGACACAATCTCGCGGTGCGCTTTCACAGCCGAGTTAAACACAGTCACAAGATCTCGAGTGCTGCACTCCTCCAAGTGGTCTTGAAGTAGCTCAAGAGCGTCTTCAGCAACCTGCAATGCTGCTGCGGCAAGGGTCTCTTTCTGCCTCAGAATTTTGTCGTTCGAAGTTGTTGTCATAGTGTTTTTCTGCATCGTGAGCACCCCGTATTTGAAGTGGGATAACTCCGGAAGTTTTGCAATTGTTTAAGGATGGCCTGTGCCAAGGCCGAATTGTTGGACTTAACAGCAACGTCGTACTGTGCCCAGAGCTGTGCGGGAGTTGCCATACTTAACAGAGACTCGGAGGAGTTGGTCCGCCTTCGCAAGGAATGCAGCCGAGCTTCCACAAGGAATTAATCGACGCAAGCTCGAAGGAATCTTGTATCAACCAACCTTTACCCTGCGGAGACTGAGCTACAAAGTAGAACCGTCCCTGCGGTGTTTGAATAAACGTGTCAGGTTTCACACCGACGAGTGTTCCACCCATTAAAGTTTGCGTCTTGCCGTTCGGATCTAGGGGGTCTGAGTACAGGGTTCGGTTCGCCCCTCTCACAATTGCGAACTCCCCGTAGGTGAGTCCCGACGACCACGACGCATCCTTCACACTTAGCGGGTCTATTCCTCCCTTGGCTGCGCCAGAAATCGTGTTCCTCCAGAGATCCACAGCGTAACGAGCAAGCTTTTTCCCAGAGTCAACGTAGAAAACTTCCTTTATGGGCTGCTTTGTTGTGGCGTTCCAAACTGTTACGACCAAGCGACCGTCCGCCGTGAAATTCTTATTACTTAGCAAGTAGATCGGCTGATTTAAAGGGTCTTCGAGGAATACTTCACTCGGGCTGCATACATAGACCCAATCTCCTGACTGCGTAAGTTCTTCGCTCCACTGCACTCCGAGTGCGTCCGTGAACGCTGCCTCTAGGGGGTTCGTCTCAGGATACCAGGGCACATAAATACTCCCCGTTGCTTCATCGAGAACACCAGCCAAAGGTAAAGAAGTTAGGACATTTCGAGTGGGGAAAATTTGGCGGCAGTCACCACGTTGAACACAGGGATCGAGTGCTATATACGGCAGGGTTTCCTCGATAGTTACGGACCAGTTTTGAGTGTAGGTGTACTGAGACTCCGGGCTTAAGCCTGTGAACTGGGACGTAGAGCATCGAAAAGGTTCCAAAACTTGCACGTAAGCACCCGAAGGGGCACTCCCCGACAGTGTGATTTTCGCACCCATAAGGAGTTGCGTGGCAAAGTCGTGTCCTGAGCTCGTCAGGTAGTTTTGGCACGAAAAGTTAAGCTCAAAATTGAGAGTGTCTTCGTATATAAAAGGCACTCGGTTCTTAACATTGCTTGTTGAGCTTTCGTAGCGCACAACAATGTTGTTCGTCTGAGTTACAACGCCCTCATTCTCAACCGCGTCAGCCAAACGCAATACATTAACCCCAATTGGTATGAGGGGGGAGGCAATAAGAGAGTCGCAGAGGAATTGCTCTATTTTCGTTATTGTATTCAGTTCCATTTAGGTTAGGACTTAAGGGTAGATCGTATCAGATCCGTTAACGCGATAGCCGCCTGCGTCGTTCGGCTCTGTAATTTGTGGAGTCCCACCTAAGTCTTCGTAGTTTCGTGCTGAGATCCAGTTAGTTTCAGAGTTGTTTTGCCCCGTTGCCCCGAAACCAGCACGAAAGTCCGGAGCCTGGTCTCCCGCCATGTCCGTGTTCCACCCGCCGAAACCTTTACCTGAAACTCCGTTGTACCGTTGGGGAACGCGCCAAGAACGCATGATCCCAGCTTTCGTATCGATAGCTGAGTCACCGTGGCCCGCACGAACCGAAGTCATTTCTCGTTCAGCGTCGAGTTGTTTTAGTGCTTCGGTGTAATCCTTGAAAACATCTTCTCTTCGCCGGACATTATCCAGGTAGTATCGGGCTATAATCAGTGCTGTTCGGCGGCGGTTGCTCGTAATTAGGACCTTTCCCGCTTTCCCTGACTGCTCAATGTAAGAGTCTATGAGAGCGTTTGCATCCTCGATTGCCATTCGCATCTTGGCAACATTCACCGAGTTTGCACTCGCGTCGTCAATGTTCGTAAGTTGTATGGCCTCTTTGAGTCCGTACGCGATAATGAAGTCGTCGGGCGACGCACTTCGTGGGTCGGACCTGTTTGGCGTTAAAACACCTGAGCGATCTTGATGCGGATAGCCGTAACCGCCAATAGTCTGCCCAAGGTTGGAACCCTTACGAGAACTTTCCGTTTGTTCGCTCGGTGTGAGCGTGTTTCGGACCGAAACTCGGTAAAAGCCTCGTACTGCGTTTCTTTTCTTTACAACATCACTAGCTGTGGAGGGAACTGGCCCCCTCATGCAGGACGCTAAGGCGACGGGGGGCTCATAGGAAACAAATACCTCGTCCCACGCAGACAAGCAGCTGTCTAGCCCAAGGGATACCATTGTGTCCGAGGAGTACACAAGTGTCTCGACACCGTACTGGCCGTAGTTCACAGTGAAAGAACTTATGGGGACACTGACCCGAGTGTCAAGTGGGCTATCGAAGTATAGGACAACCGTACTTGGTGCTGAGAGTATGGCCTCCTTTATCTGCGGAACTGACATTCTGCTCTTTCCTTGTACAAGGTTTTACCCTGCTGCCCAAGGAAAGCAGGAGCCCCACGAAAGCTACCTCACATCAGTTTGTCCCTACCCATTGACATTTTGTAAGGTTTGCTGCCATGCCTTGTATCTCCCCCCTCTAAGCGTATACTATTTCCGGATCGTGTAGCCGACCAATGGGTGCCACTTTCGTCCTCAAATTTGAACCTTTCCCCCTCCTTTAACTTTCCAAGGGCAGTTTGGTGCTCGGGGTGTAGAACAGCCTTGAACTCAGACCCCCTACTGACCACTATCCTGTCACCCTGCTTTCTTACGGAAGTATCCGGACCTTTGGCTGCGAGTCTTTTGAGAGTGGCTTGGGCAGCCATGTCTCTTTCTACCTTGGTTCGCCTGGCGGGAGAAGTCGCCTTTACCGGTTTAGCTTCTTCAGTTCCTTTTCT